CATCACCCGTGTAGTAAAGCCGGTCCTGCGCTACCGGGCCTGGGGCAGCATTGACCAGCCCCGTCCAGCCCAGCCACTCATCCCCATGCCGGTAGATAGTGCGGTAGTTGGTGGCATCCGCAAAGCTGAATACGCGCCGGGGCTTGCGGATCGGCGTAAGCGCCCCGTCATCGAGCCGGACATTGAACGCCGCCTGCGCCGACATGTCGGGCAGCAAGCGCGGCAGGAGCTTGGGAATCTCGCCGGAAAAGCCAACCAGCTTTAGCGTTGCCATACCGCACCACTCCGCACCACACTACCCGCCACCGCTCACCTGAGCTTTCACCCACTGCCAAGCGGCAATACACAGGAAGATCAGCAGCGCCCAGACGCCGCCCTTGATCAGATGCAGGGTCAGTTCCTCGAACAGCCGCCGCCGCGCACGAACCATGCGCATCATCTCCTCATGGGCGATGCGATGCTCATGGGGATCGCCTTCCGGAAAACCGGACTTGAACAGCTCCACCAGCCGCTGGTACTGCTCGTCATGCTGCCGCTTCAATGCCTCCGCGAAGGCATCGAGCCGCCGGCCAATTCGCTCATCAATGCGTGCGTCCAACTCGCGCAGCGTCATCTCCGCATCTGTGATGCTGAACCGGCGGTTTCCGTCCATCCCTGTCTACTCACTTGCAGAGCACAGCCAACGTGTTCGGGCAGAACCGCCAGGGCTCCACCAGACCAATGGCGGCACCTACCGCCTCCGAACAGAACCAACGGCGCTGCTTGCCGGTCACAGGCCGCGCCAGGAAGCCCAGCAGGCCAAGGTGATCGTAGCCGGCGCCTTGGTGTTGCTTGAACCACCCCAGCGCCGTTTCCGGATTGCCCAGCGACGTAGTCAGAACATCCCAGCGCTCCGGGTTGAGCGCCATGCGCTTGAGCCGCACGCCGCCGTCCAGGTGCGATGCCGAACCGCACAACACCGTACCATCCGGATACTCTTCCAGGATCAGCTCACAATGGCTGTACGGGCCACGGGTCCACCAGCGCACCAGAACATTGAATATGCCTTGCAGGCCGGGGCGAGTTGCCTTGTAGAAAGCGATCTTCATGGCGCCTGCTCCGCAATAGCCTCCAGCTGAGCGATGTACGGCGCGGCCACGATGGCAAAGTCGGCGTCGTCAGGAGCCGCATCAACGGCTGCCTTGCCTAGCAACCTAGCTTGCCGGATTGCCGACAGCGCCGACATCCAGGCAGCCTCGGTGTCAATGATGTCCTGCGCGGCCTGCTCGGCGGTCCAGCCACGCGCCTGCGCCCACACCGCCACAGCCGGCGGCACGTCATTGGCGGGCTTGCCGGCCGCAACCCATTCGTCAGCCTGCTGCTTGGCGAGCCGGTACTCCTCAGCGACATACTGCCCAGGCGAGACAAATGCGTCCCGAGCTTTGCCGGCAGCTAGGTCGATGGAATCCTTGGCCGCCTTGCGGCGAGCGTCAGCAGGAATCGGCGGATGGAGATGCGCATCGATCTCTTCCGGCGTCATCTCAACAAGTTCCGGAGCGCCCCACTCTTGCCGATCCTGCTCGGCTTCGTAGGCAAAAACTTCGCCGGTCTCAGGGTGTTTGTAGTATTTCATCATCGAAGCTCCGCCCAATAAACAAAACTAAGATTAGTAGTTCTGTATCGATATCGATACCCCGCCGGGACGATAAACGAACACGATGAACTTGTTGTGCCCGCATTCCCTACGCTCACCCAGTTTGTTCCGTCTTCAGACACTTCGGCTATTCCACCTGCTCCCAGGTGGATAGCCACATAAATTGGGCGGCCTACTGTATTTGTATAAATAGTACTCGACGACCTACTACTGGTCACATCCCTCCACGTCTGGCCCACTCCAATCGGAATATGGCTACTTGCTAGCGAAATCGTGCGATTGGCAGACAGGTTGCCGCCGCCAGTAAGACCAGTCCCGGTAGAGATAGTACGACTGGTTTTGACTAAATGCGCATCGTTTACAGGGCTGTAAACGCGCTCGCCACTATCGTACAGCCCGTTTATAGCATTCAGTGTGCCGTTCCCAAGTGTCGGCGCCGTTGATGGGCCTATCACAACCCCGCCATTGACTATCTTTGCCTGACCGACACCATTTGCAAAAACCAGAATCGTTTTCGGGGACGACGCATCACTATTGCCGTAGACTAGGATACCGTTCCTAAGATACTCTCCGAAAAAAATGTTTGAACGACCAGCAGAATTTTGGGTTACTATCCCCAGCCTGTCGCCAGCCGGAGAGTCCCACATAATTTGCGTGGCGGGATGGAGATTCGAAAAGTCGCTCTGCCTGACTACGTCTTCAATATCGCTCTGCCTGACTACGTCTTCGATATCGCTCTGCCTGACTACGGTTTCCTCGCCGCCTCCGCTCTTGAATTTCAGCTCGGGCTTGCCGCCGACACTAGCAATGCTGAAACGCAGATTCTTCGCATTCCGGCCCTCCACCTGGGGGAAGTTCTCTTCGAGCGTGCCCGAAGTCAGCCTCAGACTAACCACGTCACCAGCATTGAAGGTGATGGCAGACGTGCCTTCCTGAGCCCGCACCACGGTCAGGGTGTCGCCACTGCGCCCGGTGCAGCGCATGATCTCGAACTGCGAGGGGTCGGAGGCGCGCACAACGGTAATCGGGAACCAATCTCCCGAGCCCAACGCCGGGAAGCGCGAGCCATGACCGGCTTCCAGCGTCAGGCTGGTGGCGCTGTTGCTGATTGCCATCGCTAAGAGGCCATCCGCGTTGTTGGATAGTTTCAGTGCCATTCTTCCGTCCTAGTGTAGTGCCGAACCATGCAGGATAGTGCTAGCCCCCTTGCGTGAGGCGCAGCAGCTGCGCGCCAAGCAACTGGCGGGATTCCTCGTTCGCCCGGACCATTTCATTGCGAAACGACTCCACCGCCGCGCCGGCCTGACTGGTCTGCCGCGCCTGCTCGATTGCCAGCAGCGGCAGCCAGGCCAGGCTGCATTTCCACTCGTCCACCGGCTCGCCGGTCTGCGGATGCATGCCGCGCACCTGCACCCACAGCGGGCAGGTGTGGCAGACGCGCGAAACGTCCTTGCCGTGGAACGGGCAGACCAAGCCTTTTTCAGCGCGCGGCACCATCATGCAGCCTTCTCCGCGATGATCACGTCCACGTACTGGACGCGAAAGTCGAGCGGCACGTCGGAGCCGCCCAGGGGGACGCTGACGCTGTGCGAGTGCCCGCCGGCAGTGGATGTCCATCCTTGCTGCGCGTTGGATGCGTGGTACTGCCCACCGGAGCCGCCGGAGCGATCAGGCCCGTGATAGTAGGTGTACGTATGGGCGTGATCACCTGCCCAGTCCGTGCCCCCGGTCAACGTGACGTTCGGGAGGTTGGCATGGGTGATTGGGCGGTTGGCAAAGGCAGCGCTGAACGCAATGGCCCCGCCGCTGCTGACATTGCCGCTGACCACACGCAGCGCCTTGTCGTTGTGGTCGGTGACCTTGACCCAATCAATCGGCGCCACCGACTGCTGAAACAGCATCCGCGTGCCATTCGGAAAGGCATCGAAGGTGCGCCCACTGCTCACCGGCAGCTTATAGAACATCGGCAGCCCATCGGGCTGCATGATGAAGTATGCAAACGGCTCGCCGCCGCGCAGCTCCAGATTGCCAGTCGGCCCTCGCGCAAGATCCCAATCTTGTACGCCAAGACGGCTGAACGCGGCGTCCCTGCCAAGCTGTGCGAAGCGCCCCAGCAGGCCGGCCGTCAATCGGAGCTCCACCACCGAGCCGGCCGGGAACGCCCTCTGCGCCGTCCCTTCCTGGCCGCGCAGCACCGTCAGCGTATCGCCCGTGCGCGCTGTGACATAGACGATCTCTATTTCTCGATCAGGCGCGACCAGCGTGACCGGGAAGAACTGCCCAGCGGTCAGCGTCGGGAACTTGCTGCCGTCACCGGCCTTGAGCTGGATGGTCGTTTCCTGCTCGTCGATGCCGAGCGCCAGCAAGCTGGTAGCGTTGTTGGCCAGTATCATTTCCATGCTCAGCACTCCGTCACTTGCACCTGAAAGCAGACTTCCTTGATGCGGCCCTGCTCCGTGGTGGCCACCACGTTGACGGTGTAGCACTCGCCAGGCTCGCCGCCGGATAGCCACACCTTCACGATGTCATCGAACAGCTGCACCGCATCCAGCCCCAAGCCTTCCGGCTCGACCGACGCCGAGGCGTCCGTGATCTGGTCGCCGTCCGGCAGCCAGGCACCGAAATGGATGTCCGCATCGCGACGGTCCGCCGCCGCCTTACGCCGAACACCGATCCGCATCCCGATCTCCTTCTGGAGCAACGATGAAGGTCCAATCCTCCGCGCCCACCGGCAACTGCCAGCTCGGATGCGCCGGGTGGTACTCGCTCGGGATGACAGGGAAGCCGTGCCGCTCGGCAACCATCAGCACCTTCACGGCGGCCGAACCACTGGCGTGTACATGCCGCCACCAGTCCGGCTTGAGTGAAGCCGCTAGTTCCAGGTGGCCGCGCCCGCTGAGCCGCAGCTTGCCGCCGAACCGGCCGCTGCCAGCACTCTGCACACGGATCGCCGCGTCGCCTTGTGGCGAGTACATGTGCAGATTGGCCTTGCCGCGCGCATCCAGCCACAGCGACGTGGCCATCTTGGGCCTGTGGGTCTTCGCCACCTTGGAGTTGAGGGCTGACTCCACCCGGAGGCGGGCAATGCCAGAGCCATACGGCGCCGGCTTGATGGCCGACTCCAGATCGCCCTGCACCACCAGCTTGGCCAGGCCAGCGCCGCGCGTGCCGAACACCACATGCGCCAGCAGCTCGGGGCTGATGCGGATGTCGCCGGTCAGGGTCGGATGGAAAATCATCCGCTCATTGATGCCAGCATCCACCTCGGTATCGGCCTGAGCCTCACCGAACACACCCGGCGCAATCTGCTCTGCGCTTTCGCCAGCAACCTCCAACTCGGCTGCCAGTGCCGGCGTGACAACCTTATGTTCCTGCGATGCCGCCGCCACCTCGACAGAGGCCGTGCCCGACAGGACGAGGCCGTAGGTGATCGGCAGGCCAGCCTCCAGCGTCACCGACGCACCCAGCGTCAGCGGGATGGTGTAGTTCCCGTTGATCGCAAAGGCGTTGATCGGCGCGCGGTTCATCGCTTAGAGCACCTGCACCGTCAGCTTTTCGATGTCCACGACGAACACGTCACCCGGCTGGATGATGCGAGTCTGATCAAGCGGCGCCGCAATCAACAGGTTGCCGCCAGTGGCCGCATCGAACAGGCCGAAGTGGGTGATGGTCAGGTTGCCAGCGCCGTTGTAGACCGGGAACAGCAGCTGTTTGGTGTTCTTGGTCACGCCATTGACCGGCGCGGTCCAGGCTTGGGCCAGCGTGCCCTCACCCTTGGTGCTGTCCTGCCGCACGTAAGACGGCCACTGCGTGGTGTTCACCTCGTTGGCGCCCTGATCGTTCGGGTCCGCCGTGTGCAGCGACACGTAGACGGATGCCGGTTTGGGGAAGGTGCCACCGCGCAGCGTGGCATTGATGATGTTGTTTTCCAGATAGTTCGATGCCGCAGCCATGGCTACCTCCTAGAAGAACTGTGGGGTGATCCGCACCGGGGCGCGCTGCTGTCCGCGCACATGCTGCGACGCCAGCCGGTCCAGCTCGCGCTCAAAGCGGCCGGCGTGATAGGTCGCCAGATCGACGCTGGTGAACAGCTGCCCAGGGATGGCCAGGATCTCGGCGAGCGCGCCATCCGCGAGCACCCGCGCATACAGGTCGATGAGAAAGTCCGGCAGCTCCTCGGCCTCCTCGGAGGGCTTGAGCAGCGTGGTCAGCTCCAGCGTGCCAGCAGCAGCAGGCACCACGCGCACCGTGCCGGGGGCAAGCTGGGTGATGTAGCGCCCCAGCGTTGCCGTCTCGGTGCGCCAGCCAGGCCGGTTCTCGTCCAGCCACGACACCGACACCGCCTCCAGCGGCCGGCCCTCGAAGCGCGCGGATTCAATCTGGTGCAGAACCGCACCGTATGGTGCGCATACGATGTCACTGCACTTGCCCGACACCTTGAATCGGTCGGTATCGCGCCAAATCTTGGTGCGCTCGCAGAAGCGAATCGCTGCCGTGCGGATCGCGTCAATCGCAATCGGCTCCGGGCAGTGATTGGCGCGCGGCAGGACGTAGCGCAGGATGCTATCAAGGGGTTTCATCCAGCGCCCCCTTCGGTGAGTAGCCGCCTTGTGCCTCGTTCTGGCCGGCCAGCGCCGCCTGGAACGCCTGGTAATGCGCAGCGGCCACTTGGCCGTTGGCGTATTCGGAATCCTTGGACAGCGCCCGATAGAGAACGTAGCTCACCAGCGCGCCAGCATAGGCGCGGTCCAGCTGGAGCTCGTCCTCAGCGCTCTCAACCGGCGCCGGAGTCTCAGCATAGACAACCTCCACCTGCACGCCCTCTTTGGCCGGCGGATAGACGTAGAAGCTCTTGGGCGAGCGGTCGTCCGTGCAGAAATGGCGCACCGTGCCGGCCGGCTTCATCGCGTACCAATCCGGTCGGGCGTCATCAAGCTGGCTGCGGTCCACCCGGCGAATGGCGCGGCCGGGGATGTTGCGCACCACGTCCAGCAGCATCAGCCCCGTCTCAGGAATCTGCTGCAGTGGCCCTTCGACGAGCTCCAGGACTTCGGTCTTGGCGCTGGCCGCCGGTCGGTGAATGGCGATTTGGGCGGCGCCCTCGTTCACCCAGTCGATCAGCTCGTCTTCGGTCCAGCGGACAAAGCGCTGGCCACCGGGGTCGCGCTCATAGTCATTGAGCACCGTGGCCGCGCTACGCAGAATGTCCGCCACCAGAATAGGCATCAGCCCATCGCCTCCAGCTCCGCGCGGATGCGCTCGATGGACCACTTGCCATGCGGCTTGCGACCGAAGCGGGCCTGGTACTGCTCCACCCAGTAATCGCGGTCGCCCGTGGCCGGCGCCTCAGTGGCCTGTGCTTCTTCCGTGGCGACCTCTTCGGCCGGCGCCAGCGGCTCGACTGTCGTCAGCTCCATCTTCGGCAGCTCGGCAGCCTTGGGGACTTCGGCCGCCCGATAGCCTTCCGGGATCGCCAGCAGGATCTTGGCGTGCTCGGGGTTGCTCACGTCGCAGAACTCGCGGCCGTCCGCGTCCGGCACGAAATGGTATTCGACGCCACCAAGGGTAACGCGCGTGCCGCCAGGGCGCCGCAGGATGCTCTCAATGCGCATATCGCCTCCAGAGAGGAAGCGGGGCCGAAGCCCCGCCTCGGGCTACTGCACCATGAGCAACGTCAGGGCGATCTTCTTGCCGGCCGTGACAGATGACGACACCTTCACGCCGATGCTGCGATCACGGTCAGCGGGGGCGATGGTGAAGGCGCTCGACTCTCTGGGGCGCGCCACAGCCTCAGCGGAAGCGTCCTCATTCCTGAACAGCTCGTCGCCGCAGGTGCGAGTGCCGTCCGGGTCACCGACCGCACCGGACATGATGCCGACATCGAGGCTCACGCCAAGCTCCTCGGTATCGAGGATGGCATCAACCACGGTGTGGTAGGCCGGCAGCACCGCCAGCTCCACGATGTCGCCCTCGTCCAGGTCGGTGTCGATGGTGACCTCGAACCGCTGCGCCACAACAACACCGGCCTCGCGAGAAGTCGGGGTCTGCTTGCGGCCGAGCGCCCACTCAGACTGAATTGCAATGGCCATGTCGTCTGTCTCCTCCGATTAGGCCCGGTTCGGGTCTTTGGCGTAGGTATCGAGCGCAATCACGCCGAAATCCTTGCCGTTGAAGCGCGTCTTCTTGAATCCGAAGATTGCACCGGAGGCGACGGTGGGCTCATTGCCGTAGTCCTTCATCTCCTCCTTCCACTCGAAGCGCATGCCGCCGCTCGTGCCGTAGGCAATCGCGCCCGCCTGCCGCCCGAGGAACAGCGCACGGGCCGCCGGCAGATCGCCGCCAGCGCCGTAGTCGTTGAACCGGATGGCGTTGCGGTGCGAGTGCAGCACGACGTTGTTGATCATGCCGAGGCTGCCCCGGAAGATCGGGTTGTTGCGGCCCTCGGCAGCGGCAGCGGCCTTCTGGATCTCCAGCCAGCCGGCAGCGTCCGAGGTGCGCAGGTCGTGCTCCTGGAACGGCGACATGACCACCACGTAGCGGTCCTCACCCTCAATGCTCACCGGGCACATGTTGGCCGCGTCCGGGTCTTGCGCCTGCAGCATGGTGGCCTGCACCGCAGCCCGCTCGATGAGCAGCCGGCTCATGGTGTCGTTGGCGGTGATGGTGGCCTTGCTGGTCGCCGAGCCCGCATAGAGGATGTGGCCGGGATCCGGCGCCTCAATGGGGTTGCCAGCGTGGCCAGTCCAATCCTTCGGGAACAGGAAATCCGCGTTGATGCCGCGAGCGCCGGAGAGGTAGATGAACATCAGCTCATCCATGAACCGGCTCCAGTAGTCGGAGAGGCGGTTCTTGGCGACAGCGCGGAGGTTGTGGACCGTGCGCTTGCGGGTCATCTTGCCGCCGGCCGACACGGCATGCCGCGCCTGGTCGATGCGCACCTCGTCGGTATAGAAGCGCAAGTTCTCCTCCTTGCCCTCCAGCCGCTGGTCGCCCTCGGTGTAGCCGCCGCGCAGCTGGACCGACAGGTCAAAGCTGATGCGGTCGCCCGAATCGGACTCAAGCTCGGTTTTTCGCTGGATGATGGCGTTGTCGTCGGTGCCGACGAACTTGCGCTCGAAGTAACTCTTTTTGGCCTGGTCTACCGCAAGGGCAGCCGACCACTTCTTTGCGGCCTTCGGATCGCCGAAGGGAATGACAGTCTGACTCATCTAGGAGTGCTCCTGTTGAATGTGTTAACCACTCAACCCACCGCACTCCTGCGCGAGTGGACTATGCCGCCCTAGCTAATAGGGCCGGTTCGATTATCACACCATGCTTCTTAATTTGCAACCACCCTCGCGCATGTGCCGTCAGCAAGCTGACGGCATGACCGCACCAGAACAGCGCCCAAGGCAGCGCGGTGCGTGACGCCCAGGGCGTCCGCAGCAGTGGGCAGCCCTACGTGGCGGCCACGAATCCCTCGTGACGGAACACCGTCGTTTTCCGCACCGTGCCGTCCGGTAATTTCTCCTCAACACTTTCGCGGCGAGAGAAGGCATAGACCGGTATTAGGCCGCGCTTTTTCAGCGCCTGCTCTAGCGGGGCCATCATGAACGGTGCGCCGCCGATCATGATGCGGCGGCATCCAGCCGCTGCGGCCACGTCGGCCGCGAGATCAGCCGCAACCTCCGCATCCACGGCTATGTCCTCGGCCGTCGGCAGGGTGTCGAACGTCAGTAGGTTTCGTAGTTTGTTCTGATGCTGGGGATGCAGGTCGAATACACCGGCCGCGCGCTGCTCGGTCGTAGCATGGTGCTGTGTGAGATTGAGCACCCGGTGGGTGCTACGGTGATGGTCGATTATGCCAGGGCAGCATTCCCCTGCCGGCCCAACCAACCCATGGATTGGGCAGGCCGGCCGGTAGTAACCCCAGATGTCCATCAGTGTTTCCTCCATGGGCTGCCGGAGCCCTGTTTTTCCGTATGGTTGAGGCGCAGCAGGCCGAGGAGCTCCTCGACCGAGGCCTTGTCCGCGCTGAGCGAATCGCGGCTCGCGCCGGTCGCCTCATGTCGAGCTCCTTCAAAATCCGCCGTCGTAGCGCCCGCGCCTGGCGGCCGCGAGATCCTCTTTCTCGGCGTCGCTCATGCTCTCATACCCCAGAAACGCGCGTGCTGACATGTTGCCCTGCTCCGCGAGGGCGCGAATTTTGGCGATCGTCTCGGCCTTGATCGCCTCACGCTGGCGCTGGATTTCTGCGGCGCGAGCCCGCTTCTCCGCGCGCGCTTCGGCGCTATCGAAAAGGGCCGGGCGCGGCATAGGCGGGAGATTGCCAAGAGCTTCTCGCTCGGCATTGAGGATGTCCACAAGGGGCTGCGCGGCGGGTGAGGACGCCTCGAAAAGGGGCGAAGTGTTCATGGCGTTGGTGGTGTTCATGTCGATACCTCCAGATCCCATAGGGAACCCCTCAGGGTTCCCTGTTATGTGAACTCCTCTAGTGGCCAGTACCCAAAATCCGACGCATCACCAGGATGCGCGCCGAAGAAGTAGCCTTCGGGAGCACAGTTGTCTAAAGCTTCGATCACCTCCTCGAGCAACCAGCACGCGTCCTCTGAATCCCACCACTCGGAATCCTCATCCTCTAGCGCATAGCTCGGGATGAGTCCGAATGGCTGCATCACCATCTGGGCATAGGCGGCTGGGTCGCGCTCCCTGAGCTCATCCAGTAGTACGGGGAGAAGGTCCTGAGTCCGAAGGGTTCCGTGAATCACAGTACCGACATTCATGATGACCACCTCAATTGATGTGTGTCTGTGGATAGTTACAGGCAAACAAAACGAACGATTGGGCGTGAGAGGATCCAGCCACCGATCACGCAAGCCACCAGCACACCAGCCATAGCTATCTCCTGTGTAGATTCCGCGAATCAGTGACTCTCCATGAGAGGAGAGTCACCGTTATCAGCCCTAGCCCTCAATCTCGAACCAGCGGGCCTCTGCTGCCTCCAGGATTTTGTCGCCGCCGAGGCGGTAGGCGGCCTCGCCGTAGGTCTCGCCGCAGGAGTTCTCGTATTCGCCAATCTCAGCCAGGTAGGCATCGACGATGGCGTTGAGCTCGTTGGTGGTGTTCGCGTGCTTGATGGCGTTGATGTAGTTCATCGTTTCTCCCTCCTGCTCTGGCTGCCGGCCCATCCGGCGCCTCACGGTTGCAATCATACGGACTCCGTACACGGAGTGTAATCGTTTGTTTCTATCGTTCGCGCCACATTGATTGATGCCGCACAACACCACACTATGCGGCGAACCTGCCCGCCCTCTCTGCGCGCTCGCCGCACTCCGGCGCCATGCTCCCCCGTTTTATGGCCTCTTTAAACTACGGTCGCTCGTGCCAGCGGCGCGGGCGAGACGCTCGGGGACATGCACGGGGTCACCGATAGGCGGCAGCTATCGAAGCGGGCGTAGCGATAGAAACAAATGCCGCAGTTTCTGCGCTGTTATCCCTTGCAACAGCGCAGTTTCTGCGTAATATTATGTCCCAGGCAGCCGGATGGGCCGGCAGCTAGAGCGAGGAGAGACAATAATGGCGACCTTCACTATCCACTCCCGCGACCACGGCAAGATCACTTTCTTCGTTCGTGACGCCGGCGGCTATGTCTACATCGGCACTGGCACGGACGGCAGGCAGATCTGCGCCGGCGGCGACTACGTCGGAAACACCCTGATGGCCACCGCCGACACCCTGGAATCGGTGGCCCGCAAGTGGCACCGCCAGCATCTCTCGCTGATGCGCAAGAACGGCATCACCACCTATTTCTAATCCTGACGCGCCGGGGCTTGCCCCCGGCTTCTCTGCCGCAAACTGCATGGAGAACAGCAATGAGCACCGAGAACATCCGCGAACTCGTCGCCCTGGGCCGCTACGACGAGGCGTACACGATCCTCAACAATGCCGGCGCGGGCTACGCGGTGGGCGAGGAGGACGACGACATCAACGAGCTGGCCGAGCTGCTGGGCGCCGAACTAATCGTCACCTCCACCAGCAACGAACGGGTCGCGGTCTACCGCCGAGGCGAGCAACTGATTCTGGTGGGCGATGCTAACGGCCCCTGGGCTGTGAACGTCGGCTAACACCGACCAGCCGGGGCCACGTGCCCGGCTTCTCTGCCGCACAGGCAGTTCGAATCAACTGCAATTCAGGGGAAACGACTATGAAATCTGTAATCCTCGGCCGCAACGACGAAATCATAGGCCTGCTTCATTCGGCAGGCCTGCGCGAGGTGGAGGTGGCCGGCGCCGTCGCTGCCGATGGCAGCCCAGTGAACCGGAAAACCTACCGGGTTAGCGCCAGCAAACGGAATTTGGAGCGCGCGCGCCGCTCCGATGCGGGCTACGCGACCCGTCATGAACACCGCGGCTTGGTGTTCTACACGCTGACCTGACCGCGAGGAGGGATATGACTCCTGAGGCTCTCAAAGCTTGGCGTTCCCGGCTGGCCGATCCGGCCGGCCGGCGCCGCAAGCTCTCGCAGTCTGGGGCGGCCCGGTTGCTCCGGGTCAGCCTCCGCACCTACCAGGACTGGGAAACCGGCAAAACCGCGATCCCCGGCCCGGTGGGGCTCGCCTGTGCCGCTATCGAGCGCGGCCTGCCGCCGGTTGAATAGCCCCGCGCGCACGAGCCGCGCGGCCTATGCCGCCAGTAGGTGTTGACGCTGGGCGGGTATGGCAGGGCGAGCTCGATCACTGCCCGCCCTCCCGCTCCCGCAGCATCAGCTCGAGCACCGCCAGCGCGTTCCACGCCTCGTGCGCCGCATGTAGCAGTCCGCTATCGGGGTCGCGCTCCTCAATGGCGCCCAGCAGCCGGTGACGGTCCATAGCATCGCGATACCGCTTGATACCGTCCTGCACGTACTGCCAGCCGCCATCGGTGTACTTGTTCGCCCCGAACGTTCCGACCTCGGCCACCGCCAGTATGGCGCGGGCCATGTCACTCAGGATCAGGCTGGGGCGCACCTTGCCGGCGTCTAGCTTGGCGCCCGGCTTGTGCGGGTCGATGCCGTTGGGGTCGCGCTCGGTGCGCTGGGCCAGTTCCTTGGTCATACCGGCCACCATGTCACGGCCAAGCGCTTGCTAACGCGACACTCGCGCGCCTCGCCTTTGCGCACCCTCTTGGCTGCCTCCAATTCAGGCAGCCTGCGGCCAGCAACATACCGATCCATGCCAGCCGCCTGTGCCAGCTCCCGGCTTGTAAGCCCTGGATGCGCCTTAACGGCGGCTAGAACCGCATGCTGCTGCACCGCCCGCCGGCCGCTCCGTGTATTCTCCTCTGCCGCCAGATGGCTGGTTTCCGGGTCCGTGTTACGCGCCGCCGGGGTGGCGGCAATCAGATCCAAGCTCATGCTGTCTCCCTCTCGCTGATCTGCACAGCATGGTGCTGTGCTATACGCTCCTGCGGTAGCTATCCCACGTGAACTGAATGGCCCTGCCGCCCCCTTCCCGCAGCCGGTCAAACGCGCGCTCGCCCAGGTAGTCACGGATGCCAGCCAGGTCGAGGTTGCTGATAACGATCAGCGGCCGCATCGCCTCGTAGCGAGCGTTGATGATGTCGAACAACAAGACCTTCTCGTCATCGGTGCCGCGCTGCATGCCGACCTCATCCAGGATCAGCAGATCCGGCACCGTGAACGAGCGGATAACCTGCGTTTCGGTTTCGGTGCTGTCTCTGCGGTAGGTATCCCTGATGCGACGGATGGCGTTCATGACCGTGATGAATGCCGCCGTGTAGCCAGCCTCAATCACACGCTTGGCAATGCCGATGGCGAGATGCGTTTTCCCGGTCCCCGGCGTGCCGCAGAACACCAGGCTGCGGCCGACCTCCAGCGCCTCCTTGAACGATTCCGCGTACTCACGGGAGACGCGAAGCGCGTTGGCCTTTTCCGGCGTGTCTGCCTCGAAGCTATCCAGCGAGCGCGCCATGAAGCGCGGGGGGATTGCCGCTTGATTCAGGGCGCTGCGAATCATGCGCTCCTGCCGCTCACGCTCCATAGCGGCAGCGCGCTCCAGCTTCTCGCGCTCGCGCTCCGCCTCCTCGCACCCAGGGCATTTCGTCCAGAACTCTGCCCCGCTCGGCGTGCGGAAAAGCTGCGTCGTGTACGCGCCGTGCGTTTCGCAAACGGCCTGACGCTCATCCTGTGCGCCGAGCTTGGAAAGAAGCCTGCCCAACTGCTCCATCAGAACCTCCCATCTGGATCGATGCCACGGCTGTAGTCGATTTTGTCGTATCCACCGTGAGGGGATGCGCGGCGCTTCGAATCATCAACTCGCGGCGCCCTGTCCTGAGCGCGAGAAAGCCAGTTCGTCAGGAACCGCAAGTAGTCGGACTTCCTGTTCTTCGGATTGGCAAGGAGCCAAGCCTCTGCCCTAGAAATCTCCTGATTGACATCAATGGCTGGGTAAGCCTTGGCCCACTTGGCGATCACCTCATCGGGGATGTTTTCAATCTCACCAGTGCTAGGGTTGAACGTCGGCTTCGCAACCTTTGCTTTTCTATTATTACTTCTTTCTGGATATTCCTCTGATGGTTCATGCGCGGCCAAAGCTTGGCCGCTAGGCTCAGCGTCATTTGGCCGGTGGTCAGATTGGCCAGTGGTCAATTTGGCCGGTAGGTTACCCATGCACAGGTACACCCCGTCTGACGTGCGCGCACCATCTTCACGATGACGACGAACGCGTCTGATAATCCCCATGCTTTCAAGCTGGTCGAGGTAGCGGCGAATGGAGCGCTCGCCGCATTCCGTGATCTCAGCCAGGGTCTTTTGCGATGGGAAGCAATAACCCTCATCATCAGCGAAGTTTGCAAGGGTCAGGAGAACCAGCTTGATTGCCGGTGACCCGGTCTTGACCTTTGAAGCCCAAGCGGTCGCTGCCCAGCTCATGCGCAGCCCTCCAGGAGCTCCAGCATGTTCAGCTGGCGGCAATCGCCGTAGTCGCGCAGACCGAAGTCGGGAATGGTTTTAAGGGTTTCTCGGCAGTCACCGAGAAGAAGAGCAAAGGCATTATCGTTCAACTTTATCACCCCGCCCATCGGGAGAGGGGCTTTGCAACCCCGCGCAAATTCGAGGTGCTGGGCCTTACGGCGTCAGCCGCCCCTCCCGATGAGCATTTGCGTTGACAAACACCCGCCTTATTGCTGTTCAGCGGTGCCCGGATGCCTGCCTTGGCAAGTTGGCGCCATCCTGGCGCCGTTCGTCCCTGCGCCGTCCTGCTCCGTTCGCAAGGCCCAGGAGTGTGCTGCTTGCGTGCCCGCCAATCAGTGCGAAGCGGCGCAGTTTGGCATTCCTGCTGATTCGATTATAGCCCAGAACCGATGGTTAGCAAATCGAACCACTGAAAGCGCGCTAAGTCGGCATCAGACAGGTGTACGACCAGCCGCCCGCCTTGTATCGGATTGGCTCTGACAATGGCCAGGAGGTCGATATTGCCGTCATCGGCGATCAGGCCAGAGTGCTGCAGGGCATCGAAGACTCCCTTGAGCACATTGTCCAAGTCACGGCGGCGCCGATCCGGCGGCTGGACGATGATGGTCAGCGCCAGGCGGCCATCCAAATGGATGCCACGGGCCTGCAGCAATACGGCCTCGGCAACGGCTTTCCGGTAGGCGCGGCCTTTCTCGCTGATGAGATGCCGGCCAGCAAGTTTGCCTTTGGTGGGGTGTCGCCAATAGTGATTGACGCTCGGCGGCCATGGCAGCGTGAGGCTAACGCCAGTCGCCATGCTCGCCCCGGTTGCCTTTCGCCCATTGGGCGGCGCAGTCGTTCTTGAGTCGGTTGTAAGCGTTGAGGCCACGTTTCTCCTTGACCTTTTCCAAGTAGTCGTAGGCGCCGGCTTGGCTCCGGACGCGCAAGCGCAGCACGGCGCGGACCTCGCACTGGTGCCTCCACTCCTCGCTGTTTGTGTCGATATCGTGCATGGTGTGGTGCTATGCGATGCGAAGCCATCCCTGGCGGAAGTAGTAGCGCATGGTGCGCTCAAAGCCGCGCCGCCAGTAGTCCAGGCGCTCCTCGCGGCTTAGCTTCTTGCCCTGGTCCAGTTCGGCGTGGCAGGCATGGCAGGCGGCGGCGTGATACACGTCATCCGCTTTGCGGCCCATGCTCTTTCCGTATTCGCTCCAGTTGGCGTGCGCCGGCTCGCAGCCGTGCGGCGAGTAGCCGATGCACACGCCATCAATCTGCACTTGGCATTCATGGACCCGGTGCGCCAGGTCGAGCAGTTTGCGGTTGCGGTAATTGCTCATGAGAAGGTGGAATACAGGGCTAGCGCCATAAGGGTAAGCACTGCGGCGAACCCAGACGCTATCAGGATGATTTCCCAAAACAGAAAACGGAGCCTCCCCAGACGCGACAATTCAGGCTTCTGCAAAGCAGGCTCGAAATTCACGCCTAGCGGCCCGCACTTTCCATGCCGCCGTTCCTCTTGGGCATCCTTGCTCGCGCCAGTAACAGGATCGAATGTCTTCGGATGGCGGCAGCGATGCGGATCAAAAGCGACCAAAAGGCCATGCCCTCTCCATTCATAATGTTTGCAGTTCACACAAAGTTTCGTCTCCATGCCCCTGTCATTCCTCATGTGTCGAACGTCAGCAATTGCTCTGCCGCTGCCTCGGCTTCATCCTCGCTGTCGAAGTGCTGCGACAGCACCAAGCGCCAGCAGGCGTTGAACAGCGCGCGGTAGAAGTTGGAAAACGTCGTTTCGTCCATGGACGCGAAGCGCCAGGACTTCGCCACCTTCTTCGGGCCGGCCGGCGTCAGCACCACGTCGAAGTATCCGGCCTCGACGGTGATGAACTCGCGGAATGCCTCGAAGCTCTTTTCAGCTTCCAGCGTCTGCCGTCGGCTGTTCAGGTGGCGCAGGAACTCCACGCACAGGTTGCGCACCGTCTCGCGCTCCAGGCCACGGGCGACGAGGAACTTGCCGAGCTGCCCGACCGTGGTTTTCTCCACGGTGGTAACGAAGTTGGCCGGCTCCCAGTAAGAAAACGCTAGCTGCAACAGCGCGAACGCCTTGCGGTGGAACCGGATGTTACGTGGCACCACCACATCGGCGGCCATCTCCCGGTCGGTCGGCAGCTTGTGAAGCGCGTCGATGCCTTGCTGATCAACCGGCACCAGAGCATTACCCTGGCGCCGGACGATGATGCGCTCAGCCATGGCTACTCCGCATTCCTGCCAGGGCCGTTCTTGTTGTGCCATTTCGTGTGGCAGGGCGGACATAGCCAGCGCACATCGAGTGGCTTGCCGTAGTCGTCATGGTGGCCATGGATGATGCCGGCAGAGCCGCACTCCTCGCAACGCTCCGGCTTCTTGAGCTTACCGTCACGAATCGCTTTTCTGAGCGCAGCATGCGCCGCTCGTTTTTGAGGGTTGCGCTCAAAGTACTTCTTCCTGGCCCGGCCCCGCGCTTCTCGCCCGGCCTCTGTCTGTGCATATTCCCGCCTCGCCTTGACTCGATGGGGGAGATTGGAACGCGCCCTGTCGTACTCGCGGTAGTAATCAAGTCTTTGCTCTCTGTTCTTGCGAACGTCCGACTTTGTGCACTCCTTGCACTTGTTCAGGTGGCCATCCGCCATCCGGGCATGCCTATAGAACTCGCTCTTTGGCTTCTCTACGCCGCACTTGAAACACTTCTTCACTGATGCCGCTCCAAGCTGGAGCAGCGTCCATGCCGCAGATGTTCATCCTTGAGCCAAGTTCATCAGAACGGAATCGAGTTAAGGTCGTCGTCGAATCCGTCCATGGAGTGCGACTGGCTCTCACCATGAGCCGGCGCGCTGTTCTGCTGGGCGTCATCCCTGCGGCCGTCCAGCATCTGCATCTCGGTGGCCACAATCTCCGTGGTGTAGCGGTCCTGGCCGTTCTTGTCCTGCCACTTCCGGGTGCGCAGGCTGCCTTCGATGTAGACCTTCGAGCCCTTGCGCAGATACTCGCCGGCAATCTCGGCCAAGCGGTTGAAGAACACGACGTTATGCCACTCGGTCCGCTCCTGGGTCTCGCCGGTCTGCTTGTCGCGCCAAGTCTCGCTGGTCGCCAGCGTAACGTTCGCCACCGCACCGCCGGACGGCATGTGCCGCACTTCCGGATCTTTCCCCAGGTTGCCGACCAGGATCACTTTGTTGACGCCACGCTTTGCCATGCTCCCTCCAGTTGAATCGGGCCTATGTCGCCCGCATGGTCTTAAAATCTAACCATCGATGCAAGTTCTCTGTTTGCGATCCGAGCCAACCTGGATTATCTGGGAAGGAGAGGGAACTCCTGATGGCCGTGAACCGAAAGTTCTTCGAGAACCTGATGGCCGAAAAGCGCCTGTCTTTACGGGCGTTGGCGGCCAAGATGAATATGACGCACTCGCAGCTGTCGCTGACATTCAGCGGCGACCGGCGCATGCAGCTCAGCGAGGCGGCTCAGCTCGCCCAGATATTCGGCGTGTCGCTGGAGCAGGTGGCCGCTGCGGCCGGCGTCGCCGCCGCCACCAAGACCGGACAACGAACCAATGTCATTGGCGCCTTACGGGGCAATGGCACCGTCACCCTGAACAATGGTGACGCCATCGAACGGGTGGCGGTGCCTGATTCGATCAACGGGCCGGTCGAGGCGATCCAGGCGCGCACGGCTGACAGTCATTTGGCCTGGATGGATGGCTGGCTGTTCTTCATCCGGGCAGGCGCACAGCCGCCGACCGCTGGCCTGCTGGGGCAGCTCTGCTACGTCAAGATCAAGAAGGGGCCGGCCGTGCTCGCCACCGTCCGCCGTGGCTACGTGGAGGGCGAATATGCCCTGTCCGGCCCATACACCTGCGAGCGAGCAGCGCTGGAATCCGTCAGCCCCGTTCTATTGATCAAACCATAGCCAGCTAAAGCTGGTTGCCTTTTAGGATCAGTGGGCCCATAATAGAACCACCCCCCTAGCAATGGAGGTGATGGGATGGAACGGGTTACTTTGATTCCGGCCAACGAAGCAGACTGGTTGGCCATGCGAGGGCAGGATGTGACCAGCACCGAGGTTGCGGCTCTGTTCGGCGCTTCTCCGTATCTGACTGAGTTTGAGCTTTACCACCGCAAGATCGGCGCGCTGTCCTCGGAGATCGAGGAGAACGAGCGCATGCGCTGGGGTAAGCGGCTGGAGGCCGCTATTGCCGAAGGTGTCGCCGAAGACCTTGGTCTGATCGTCGAACCGTTCAAGACGTACATGCGCATCCCCGAGCTGCGCATGGGCTCCAGCTTTGACTACAAGATTGTCGGGCTGCGCGAGGGTTGGTCTGGTGATGAAACCTTCCGCGACCTGTTCCGCGTTCACGGCCCCGGCATCATGGAGGTCAAGAACGTCGATGGGCTGGCGTTCCGGCGCGGCTGGCTGGACGGCACCGAGATCGAGGCGCCGCTTCACATCGAGCTACAGGCGCAGCATCAGATGGAGGTTGCTGGCCTGCAGTGGTGCGTGATCGCCCCGCTAATCGGCGGCAATACGCCTAAGCCGTTCGCGCGTATCCGCGATGAGGCGGTGGCCGAAGCGGTGCGCAAGAAGGTTGCCGAGTTCTGGCAGCGCGTGGACCAGGGCGTCGCGCCCGATCCGGACTTCCTCAAGGACGCCAGCGCCATCGGCAAGCTCTACGGCAACGACGACGGCACCGAGGTTGACATGAGCGATAACGCCTATCTTGCCGTGCTCTGCGACGAGTACCAGCAGGCCAGCAAGGAGGAGCGGGCAGCGGCTGACCGCAAGCGGGCGCTCAAGGCGGAAATCCTCACCCTGATCGGTCCGCATGCCAAGGTAAAGGTTGGTGACTTCTCCATCAGCGCCAAGGCGATTGCCGACAACCCCGGCAAGCTGGTGACGCCGGAGATGGTCGGCACCTACATTGGCGGCCGCAAGGGCTATCGGGATATACGCATCAGCGCCAAGAAGCCGGTTGCCGCATAGCACTACACCACACCAAACAGCACAGGATTGCACCATGTCCATACAGCTCACAGTCAACGAGTTCCGGAGCCAGCTTACTGGCAGCATGCGTGGCGAGATCGCCAAGCAGCTCCCCAAGGGCATTGACCCGGATCGCTTCATCCGGACGGCCATCACGGTCATCCAGATGCGCCCCGAATTGCTGGAGGCGAATAAGACCAGCTTGTTCGGCGCGCTGATGCAGGCGGCCAAGGATGGCCTGCTGCCGGACGACCGGGAAGCGACCATCCAAATCTACAACACCAAGGTGAAGCAGAATGGCCGCGAAGTCTGGGTGAAGATGGCCCAGTACATGCCCATGGTGGGCGGCCTGCTGCGCAAGATGTACGAGGCCGGCTGCACCTACGTGGACGCTGCAGCCGTGTACGAGGCCGATCACTTCCGCTTCAAGCGCGGCGATGACCCCGGTATCGAGCATGAGCCCAACCTGACGGCCGATGACCCCGGCCCGGTGATCGCTGCCTACGCCATCGTCAAGCTGGCGAACGGCGAGGTGAAGCGCGAGGTCATGCCACGGCGCGACATCGAAAAGGTCCGCCGCGCAAGCAAGGCGCCGGACGGCCCGGGCTGGTCGAACTGGTATGACCAGTTCGCCATCAAGGCCGTGCTCAAGCGGATCTACAAGCAGCTGCCGCACAAGTCGTCGGATCTGGACCGCCTGATCGAGCACGACAACGAAGCCATGGGCTTCGGCTCGCTGGAGGTGTTCAGCGCCGACAACGACACAGAGCCCAAGGCGCTGCCCGACAAGTCCAAGCGGCCGTCGCGGCTCAATCAGATCATCCAGCAGGCTGGTGTGAGTGACGAACCGGCCAAACAGAGCGAGCCGGAAGGCACCGACCAGCTGGAGATGGAGCAGGTTTAATCACTGACGGGCCGGTCCAGCGCCGGCCCTTTTGCTGAGGTCATCATGAGCGGACATATCATCGAGTCACCAAACCTTCTCACCACCGACGAGCTGGCCAAGCGCTGGGGCGTGACGCCGCTCACGGTATCGAACTGGGAGAAGGCCGGTATCATCCCGCCGTCGCTGCGCATCAGCCGGCGCAAGTATTACCGCGTGGCCGACATCGAAGCCTATGAGCTCGGCCAGCGCGAGCGTTCGCGCAAGCTGTGCATCAAGCGGCTGACCGACACCGCCAAACTGCCGACGCGGGGGACGGCCGGCGCCGCCGGCCTGGACCTGTACGCTGATTGCGACCTCCTGCTGACGCCTGGCTTCTGGTCGCCGGTATCCACCGGCATCGCGGCCGCCATTCCGGATGGCTACGTCGGCTTGATCCGGCCGCGCTCTGGCCTGGCCGTGCAGCACGGAATTGATGTGCTCGCCGGAGTAATCGACAGCGACTATCGCGGCGAGATCAAGGCCGTGCTCATCAACCACGGCCCGGAGAGCTTTCGTATCCACCCAGGTGACCGAATCGCCCAGCTGCTGATTCAGCCGGTGGCGATGTTCGAGCCGGTCGAGGCCAAGAGTCTCCCGGACACAGAGCGCGGCGAAGGCGGCTTCGGGCATACGGGGCGGTAAGAGCATGTCTGCAAACAAGGCAATGATGCGCGAGAAGATCAGCAAGAAGCTGCGCGATGCGTACCGCGAAGGCCGGCGCAGCAACGCGGTTTACATCGAACTGGACGGCGAGCGGGTGACACTGGCCGAAGCGTCACGGAGGCGGGGCCTGACGCTTTCGTGTATTTACCAGCGCTATCGGGCTGGCGATCGTGGGCAGCGGCTGCTGAGGCCGCAGGAGAAGCGCTATCGTCGGCCAAAAACCTACAACCTGGAGTTGTCGATGCGCGATTGGGAGATCGTTCTAGACCACGCAAAGCGGGTCAGCATCGACGCCGCAGCAATCCGCTACGGCGTCCCCTATGGGGCGATCACCGCCATGCTGCGCGGCGAGTGGGAGCGCGTCTCATGAAACCGCACTGCTATAACAGGCCTGAATTCAAGCAGGGATTTTGGGCGAGGGACGGCTACCGCGGGCTCAAGCCCAAGTGGCGCTGGGTGCCGTTTCGGATGACCACTGAGTGCATGGCATGGGCGGCGCCGGAGGGCGGCAAGTCCGGCCCGGAAACGATGGGATGGGATTGCAGTGGATGCCGGCATGACCCGAGAGGATGAGCAGGAGCGCGAGCAATGCTGAACACCAAGCTGCGGAACATCGTGGCCCGCATCGAGGCCGAGGAAGGCGAGTCTATACGCGACATTCTGGCCCACTACGCGGAACAGCGGTACTCTCGCCGCTTCGTCGCCGGCCTGCTCGGCACGACATGGCATACGGTCAAGAAGCTAGCCGACTACTATGGGGTTGAGTTCATCACCGACCGTAAGGGGCTGAACGGCGCCTATCCGACCGGCCGCGAGTTCGCCCCTGTGCTTGCCGCCGCCCAAGCGTGGCAGCGCGAGCACTACGGCATCGAGTTCGGTGGGCGAAAGCAGATGCTGCACGAGTGGGCGGCCGAGCTTGACCTGCACCCGGAGACGCTACGCAACCGCATCAAGCGGTGGGGCGTGGAGAAGGCGCTGACGACGCCGCCGCTGATGCGTGGCAATCGCTGCGGCAGTGGCAAGGCCCCGGCTGCGGATCACGTCTGGCGCCACTTTGATTTTCGGCGGAAATCGGCATGAGGACCAAAGGAGCTGAGCCATGACCGATATCATCGATACCAGCGGGACCGTTGTGCACAGCGTCGCCGAGCGACCTGCTCGCCGCCCTGGCCGAGGACTCCGGCCGGCAGCACAGAAGAGCGGCGATGCGTAAGCGCAACGGGTGGTGCATCTGGTCGCCATGGAGCGGCTACCTGAGCTCGACGTTCGCGGGTACTCGCACCGAGTGCATCAAGTTGTTCGAGCGCGACAACAACTCGCCCTGGCGACGCTATCGCGAGCAGGGCTTCGAGTGCAGGCCGGTGCTGTTCGTGGATGCGCGGAATGAGAGCGGCGATGCGTGACGACAAGCTGATAGAGGCGATGGGGTACGAGTTGACATCCTCCCCGCCCTGAAGGGCGGGGGGGGGTGTCAAAGGCGCAGCTACGGATGCTGCCCAGTCTTGATCAGGTACAGCTCGAACAGCCCCGGCATCATGGCGGCAACGCCGCGCTCCCAATCCTGCCATGTGCGGCGTGCGACACCCACCGTATGGGCGGCTTGCTCTTGGGTGTGGCCGGCTTTGACGCGCGCCTCTCGGATCTCCGATGGCTCTACAACCCTTTGTTCCATAAGCAAATCCTCGGCATAATGACTAGCAGTGGATGATGGCTTCTAGCATGCCGAACAGCACGAACATGCCGACGATGCAGGCCACCAGGGCGATGCAGGCCAAGCCCGCCTCCCACCACGTTTCTTCCCGCTCGCTCACAATTTTGCGCTTCATGGTTTCCTCCGGTCGGTGTCAAATGATGCGGTGCTGTGCCTAGCGGAACAGCACGCGCTCCATATCATCGAGGTTGATCTGAACCCTGCGCCCCTCGTAGTGCAGAGTCGCCCAGCCCCGGTAATTCTTGATTCGGCGCCCTTCCCAGGTGCCTTGGTTGTGAATGCGGCGAAAGAGGCGACGGCCCGGTGCCAGTGCGTACCAGCCGCGCGCAAACTCGCGGGCATCAGCAGGGATGGGCTCGATAGTGCGCCTTGTTCTCCGGTTGCTCATGTCTCCCTCCGTTATTGTTGCAGACGGCCACCAGTATACGGACTCTGTGCTGGTTGGGTAATCGAAAATCTCAATTGGATTCGGTTAGCCAATCGGAACAATCAATTAAAACCGCAGTACGGAGCACGTACAATTGGTGCCGAGAGTAGGCCGGATGGTCCGGCTACGGAGGGAGGCGGCAATGAAGAAAGAAGCGAAGATCGAAATCAAGTGCTGGCGCAGTGGTCGTGTGCTGTTCGCGCACGAAGCCGAGAACAACACTATGCGCCTGACGGTTGAGGCTGCCGTTAAGGCCGGTGTGGACCTGGCCTGGGCGGACTTAGACGGCGTGGACCTGACCGGCGCGAACTTGGCCGGGGCAAAGCTAGCCCACGCGAACCTGGACGAAGCGAACCTGGCCGGGGCGCGCCTGTACGGCGCGGACCTGACCGACGCAAACCTAGAGTGCGCGAATCTGACCGGAGCCAGTCTGGACGACACAAACCTGGCCGGAGCAAGCCTAGCCTGGGCGGATCTAACTGGGGCGAACCTGGTTGGTGCTAACCTGGGTGGGGCGAGCCTGGCCATAGCGAACCTGGCCAGAGCTATCCTGGCCCGCGCAAACTTGGCCCGCGCGAATCTCACCGATGCGGGCCTGGCCCGCGCAAATCTAGCTCGCGCGGACCTGGCCGGTGCGAATCTGTCTGGCGCGTATTTGGCCGGCGCGTATCTAGACGGCGTTAACCTGAGCGAAGCGGACCTAGCCCGCGCGAACCTGAGTGGGGTGAGCCTGGGTGGGGCGACCCTGACCGAAGCGAACCTGGCCAGTACGTACCTGGCCCGCGCGAACCTGGTTGGAGTAAACCTGGTCGGAGCGAATCTGAACGGTGCGTACCTGGCCGGGGCGAATCTAGCCCGATCGTACCTGATCGAAGCGAGCCTGGCCGGAGCGTACCTAGACGGCGCGGGCTTGGCCTGCGCGGACCTGGCCGGCGCGAACCTGGCC